TTGAACCACCATGTAGTTCATCACGTACTAATACGTCTTTTGTTTCAGATGCTTGTACACCTTGTTCTACGGAATACTCAGCTAAGATAGGGTCAATGTGCTGAAAATCTACTACATCGGAGAATTCAATATAATCACCATATTGTTTAGTAGTCGCACTAATAGCCGTTACAGTAGCCGTATTTCCTGTTGGTGTTACACCTTCCGTTAATGGTGTGGTTGCGGGTTGGAGGACACCAATTTGACGGAAGTTGATTGTATCACCTGCACGACGAGGCATTGGACGTGTCTGTGCAAAACGTTCGTGGTCAAATGAACGCAAACGAAGTGTTTTTAAAAGTAATTTGTCATAAAACGCTGCGGGCTTTGTAGCCGTTGAGCCTGTACCTGTGTTAATGAGGGCGGTTGTTTGAGTTGGCACGGGAAATCACTCCTTATAAATTAAATTTATTTTGAGCGTTCCCGTCACGCTTAGATTCGAAGTCCTAAATTCGCTACAATGGCATCGAATTCATCATCGGACATTTCACCGCTTGGCGGGGATACGCTTGTTCCATTTCCAATAGAAGCGTTTTCCTGGCGCTTCTTTTTATCTTCTAAGTCTCGCTGCCTGGCAGTTTCGACCTCTTTTTGAATGATGTTATCCAGGTTTGCGGCACGATAAAACTTCTCAAAATCCACATTATCAGCGATTCTTGGGTCAATTCCGGTTTCAAACATATAAGTGAACGTGTCACGAATAGACTGATCATCGGCCCCATATTTCGTTGATACGGCTTCAATTTGAGAATTCATTCGTTCTGCTCGCATTTGTTCTTTAAGCGCTAACAATTCGCCCTCAGTAGCATTTTGACGTTTCAAAATTTCCACCGGGTCGATCGTCTTTGCTTGCTCTTGAAGATTGCGCTCTTCATAACGAGCTACTAGGTCCTCGGGCTTTACCCCGCCTTCTTCAGCTAACTTTTGAATGAACTTGGCATAGCGCTCATTCTCTTGTGCTTGTCTGCGTAAATCAGCAAAAGCACGGTTTCGCTTATCTTCATCTTCATCATTCGGATTCGGCTCTTCTTCTGAATCCTCTAATTCTTCTGAATCTTCGATTTCGGTTTCGTCTTGAACTTCGTTCTCAGATTCCGATTCCTTTTCCCAATCGGCCTCAAATAAAGCCATTTCACTATCAATATCAAGATAATCTTCTTCGCCATCAGCGAACATTTGTAAATCTAAATTTAATAGCATAGTTCACCCTTGCGCCTGGATTTCTATGGGCCTTGGCAGCGACTCAAGGCTTGCAACAAACTAACTAGATGAAGTACCCTCTCAGGGTTAAGGTTTGGACCCATACTTCACCTATAATTTTATAATGTATGAAAATTTTGTCAATGGATTACACAGTCAAAACACGAACTATTATTTCTTTTGTTGTCTATATTGTTCGGCCTGCTGAGCGGATTCTTTTTGTTGAGCTAACTTGCTTTCATGTGCCTCTTGACTTTGCATGATCTTACTTGCGTGGTCTAGTCGTGCCTGTTGTAGCTTCATTTCATTCTCTGCCTGGGAGTGCTGCATCTTCATAGCGTGTTCCTGCTGCTTGAACCCTAATTCGGCCCGTTTTACTTCCAAGTTCATTTGATGCTCTTGGGCCTTCATTTTCAGCTCTGCTTGTCCACCATCATCATTGACCAATGGGACCAATGAACTTAAAGCCTGAGCCATTTGTAGCATGATTTGAGACTTCACATTGGGACCTAAATTCGCATCATTCCGTACTTCGGAGGTAAACTCCATGTATTCCATCAATAAGCCTGCTAGTGCTTGTGGATTCATTATGCGCCAACTCCTGTCCCTGATTGTGCCATTTGAACTCCATTGCTATTGTTTGAGGACCCCATTCCCTCCTGGCTTTCCATTTGGTGCAGTTGGTCGATCGCTGCTTGCGATACCTCTTGTTGGGAAGCACCCTGGGCTAACATATCAAAGCTAGAATTCAAGATGTCTGTTAGTTGCTGCTCTTTATTTCGGACTTCTTCAATGTTCATCCGGTTAATAATTTCGTCTTTATTCGGCCAATCTGTTGCCTTAATAAACTCTTGGGGAGTAATGATGGCAGCAGGGAAAGCTCCTGCGTATTGACCTTGCATATTTAAGGCTTCTTTTGCATCCTGCATCTGTTTCATTCGAGTAATTGGCGCTTTAGCGCTCACATCAATGTGAATGTCATACTCTAAATCTGCAAAGTCCGTACCTAAGAATTCCTCAAAATTATAGTCATTTGGATTTTCACCCATGACACGAATCATTCTTGGCTTATCGTAGTACGTCACAATAAAGTCGATAACCAGGTTCGTTAAGCCTTCGACATATAGCTCCACATCGTACATTTGGTCACGGTCCCGCATCGTTGAACGGTCAATTAAGCTATTTACCCCGGAAGAAGTCTGCAAGCTGCCCACGGATTGCCCCATGTAAGCCTCTGATAAGCCTGTAATTTCCCGGATATTGGCCTTTGCATTTTCTAACATATTGAAAAGGACCTGCGGTATTTGTGGTGTATCAATATAGGTGATCGCCTGTTGTGCGGGCATATTCGCTACAAACGTGTGACCAGGTGCATTTCCGTACTTTGCAACCTCAATCGGGTTAATTCCTGAGCCTGCATGAACGACTTTCTGCGGATTCTGCATCAAGGTTCCTAGCATGGCTATGATACTCTCAATCTTGTTTATGATTTTTTGGTTATCTAAGATGAACTCACAAGTGGACATCGCCCAAAAATCTTGACGTTGTTTATAGTCATATAGAGGCATGAATGGATAGCGGTTAGGTTTTAGTGGCTGCTCTAGAAGGATTTTATCTCCTGCTAGATATGTCACCTTATAGGTGCAGCCGCCTTCTTCATTCGGTACTTTTTCGTAGAAGCTAAGGAAGTTGATCAAACCTTCGGTTTCGGTCGTGTAATCCCGGTTGTAGATTTCTCCACGATTGGACGGGTCATTCTCATTTTCACCGACAGGTTTTTTATTGAATTTAGGATGGCTTTTAATCCATTCCTTTGTTTTGCGCTCCATAATACAGATATAACGGCAATCTTCCAGGGTAAAAGCGCTTGGGTCAGGATAGAAACACCCTGGGTCAATCTCTCGAATCTCAATATCCCCCTCGTATTGGTACCCTTTATCCCCGTGTACAGTGGTCCCCCTGCGGCCTTCTTTGTATTCGTTCCAACATACATGAGCAAAAGCCGTACCTAATAGTTTGGAAGTTTCCACATTTTCACGGACCACTTTTCGCCCTTTTGCCCGTTCCCACACGTATTGAAAGGCCTTATCTAAGGCATCCACCCGTTTTACCCCGGAAGGGGACACGGCCCGCAGCTTACCCGTTGGGTTTTCCATCGCTAACGCAGCACGTTTCGTATATTTCACCAGGTGAACAAAGTTTGTGACCGGTTTCGGCAACCATTCAGGTGCGTTCACCGAGTCCCATTGTTGGTTACGATCGTATTCATCTAACTCTTTCATAATCACTTCACGTGGTTGCTTTTTGTTTTTGGCCTTTTTAAACTTCTCTAATATCTCTTCTGCTCTTGTTTTTTCCAATGTAATCACCCCTTAAAAACGATTTTGTCCGTTATTTTCTTCGTAGTATTGCCTCACATCATTAGGAAGGTAGTTTACTAGAGACTCGTTGAATTTCACGGCTTCCGATTGTTTCATTTCTTGTACCTGGTGATGGTGAATATGGATTCCTTTTGTAATCACACCTGCTAACAGACCTAAGAAAAAGGCAAGCAGTATCATCATGTATTTTCCTCCTAGTAGTACAACCACGCACTATGACTTGATGGAGTCGGCAGTTCCTCTGTTTGCAGCGCAAATGGAAGATGCCCGTCCTCTGTTTTGCCCACAAAGTCCCTGGATTTATAGGAATTTTGCTTTAAATGGTCCACATTGTCAGGCAATTCATTGATCAAATAGCGCAAACTGTCCATAGCGTGATTGTCTTTGTCGATCGGGTTATTGTCAGGGTTTTTCTTGGAGTCTAATTCTTCGGGTTTGTATTTGTAGTTGAGGCCTTCTTTGATGGTATTTACGCAGTTATTGAAGATTTTCAAGCGACCTAACGAGAAATAGGCGCTTACTTTTGCTATCCCCGCATCAATTCGATTGTTTCCATCTGCAAACCATAGGCCGTATTCAGCGTAATGATCGAAAATGGACCGCATATCGTTGATGTTTTTTCGTTTGCCGGAAGGGTCTCCCACCAGGCTTTTCAGCTTGCCATAAGGGACTTTTTGTACCATTTCAAGCATCTTTTTAGCATGTTCCGGTACAGGTAAACCGGACTTGTAGTATTCCTCATAGATATAAACAATGCCTTTATCCGGGTCAATCGCTGCCATTAAAAGCACGGTTGCATCCCTGATACCAAAGTCGGCACCGCCTAAGCGCTCCCAATAAGGAGGAATCGCAAATGGTTTGACAATATGATCACCAAAGGTCTGATAAACCGCTCCTGCTGCATAGTCGAATGAGGCTTCCAGGTACCTGGCTATCCACCAATTTTCTTTTCCTCGGGAAACGGAGTAATAATAGTCAGGCGGCAGATGATAGTTGAGTCGTGTTGAGGCAATATGAACGGAGATATTCGGGTTCTTATCTTCATCAGGAACGTAATAATTACGTTCGGACCCGTGAATAACGTCCGCTTTTAGGAGAAATTCCGTCCGTACCCACCCTAAATCCGGGTTGGAGGATAAAATCATTTGATGGTTTTTTGTGGCATGGTTCCGTAAACGGGTTTGGAGCTGCACTACATAGTCGAAACCGACTTCACTTGCTTCTTCTACCCATACAAAACACAGGTTGAGGGAACGGGCCTTTCCTTCCTGGTCTAAGGGACGAAACAAGATACGATGGCCGTTGATTAGGTCCACATAGTTCTTTTGAATGGATATATCAGCAATCAAAGCCGGGTGAAGCATAGCTAAGAAATCTTTTTTGGCGGTTTGTTCGAGCTGCGCCATTGTTGCAGCACCGACAAGAGAGGTCCCTCCTGGGGTTTGTAGAACTAATTTGATCAATTCCGCTGCACAAGTGGATGTTTTTGCGCTTCCGAATCCGCCAAAAAAGGCCTTGTATTTGTGGTTATCGGCATGGAATAGGGCTTGATGGGGCATAGGTTCGTAACAGAAGAGTAGTGCGTTGCACTCGATACACCGTACCCACCAATCCCCGCAATCCCCGTCCGCTTCATAGTGTCCGATATGGCAATGGTCACAAGTTTTCTTTATGTGGGGTTGCTGCATCGTGCTAGTCAATAGCGACCACCTCCCCCTTTCTATCAAATTGTTTCACGTGAAACATTTTACTAGAGTGAATCGGCCCATCTAGCGACAACTCCCCTAAAATCATGGGTTAAATTCACCTGGTTAGCAAAATCTTTCGGTTTTGCATGTTCAATATAAGCTAAGAATCCTGATAAATCTAGTGAAATGTCCGTTTGTCCCTGATGTCCTATCAAAATGATCTTCACATTGTCATGACACCGTGTAAGTATCATCTTTAATTGGTGCTTGGTCCAGTTTTGGCTTTCATCAATGATGACGGTTGCATCTTGAATGTTGCCGCCTCTCCAAAATGCCCAGGAGGTTGCATGAACCCAGGCATGAGGCCGGAATTCCTTCTTAGAAAAGATCACCTGGTCCGGTTTTTCCCCTATTTTCTTCAGGGCATCGGTCAAGGGAATGAGGTATTTCGATTGTTTTTCCTCTTCATCGCCTGGTGTGAACCCAAAAACGTTCTCTTGAACGGGGCTAAAGAAGTAATACATCGGTTTCTTCAGAATTTTCGCACATCCCACGGCAATCGTGGTCTTACCTGAGCCGGAAATGGAATCTGTAATGGTTAGATTGTAGTCAAAAATGGAGTCTGCATACGCTTTTTGTTCATCTGATAAAGTCATCCCATAGAATAATTCAGCAGTTTGAGGTAGCGGCATTATTCGTCCTCCATTTCAATTTCATCTTCATCCATTGCACCAAGCGAAACTAAAAAATCAAAGACTAACATCGCTAAATCGTCCAGTTCTTCTTCTTCGGGGACGTAACCTAATTCGATTAGGTGTTCGAAAAGATAATCGGCAATCTCTGATTCTTTAATTTCAATCCATTCCATAGTGGGCCTCCTTTAATAGTTATTTCGGGCGGGTCCATAATGCTTTAGAATGTCGATCTCCTTCTTTAAGGCGGCTATTTCCTTGTCTTTTACGTCAAGCAGCTCCTTCAGACCTACCAGGTAATGCGTCAGGTCCACGGTTTCCTCTAATGCGTGATTCAGCAATTCTTCAGGAGTCCAATCATGCGGGCTAAAAGGGTTTGGGTATTTCAATAGGCCCTTTGCTATCTGTGTCT